CCAGGAGCAAAACGTTGTGCTGCTGAACTAGCTAATCCAGGAAGTTGTTGTTGAGCAAATTGACGAGGATCTCTCATTGCACTTTCAACAGAACTTGCAAGACCAGGAGCAAAACGTTGTACTGCTGATCTAGCTAATCCAGGAAGTTGTTGTTGAGCAAATTGACGAGGATCTCTCATCGCACTTTGAATTGCACCACTATGTTGTCTAGCGAAATTTACACCTCTATTTACTACATTTGCTAGACCAGGCGCATGTCTTTGTAATGCGCTCATCGCATGAGGCGCTACAGCTCTTACAGCTTGTTGAACCATAGGATTAGATGCAAATTTTTTAACACCACTTACAAGCGAACTAAAACTAAATTTACCTCCACACGCTTCGCATTTTTGTTTTTTAGCTACTCTGCCGCTACCAGTACTTCTTAGTTGATGTTGAGAACCGCAATGAGGGCATTGACAAACTGACATTTTTTTTTTATATATAAGTAAACAAAATAAATTTGACGTCTAATTTAAAAAAATTACTAATTTTAAAAATGTTTTTCTTTCATTATAATAAATATGTCCGACGCATCCTTAAATTTTGATTCAGGAACACAAATAGCTAAAGTTAATGGCGGTGATCTTGGTGGTCAAACTTTGTATATTGATACAGGCGACAATAAAAAATTAAAAAGAAAGAAATTAGTATTACCTAAAAGTTATAAAATTCCTCAAAGAAAAGAAGTTGAATTATTAAAATTCTTGAATGATGCTTATGCACGTGGTATTCCACCTGAACATTTACAATCAAGTTCTGAAATACAAGAATTATATGCTGAAATGATTACAGCATCTGAATCATCTACAGAAGTTCAATTACCTCCTAGTTCTACATTTTCAATTTTACCTACAAATGAAAAGAAAGCAAGAGATGTATTTTATATTTGTGGTCCTTCAGGTTCAGGTAAATCTTATGTAGCAAGATCTATAGCAGAAGAATATAAGAAATTACATCCTGATAGACCTGTATATTTAGTTTCAAAATTAGAACAAGATTCTACATTAGATAAATTAAAATATTTAATTAAAATTGATCCTAAAAAATTAGTTGAAAAACCAATTACAGATTTAAAACCACTTGAAGAATCTTTAGTTATATTTGACGATATTGAAAATTTCGATAAAGAAACTGATAAAGCAATTCAAAATTTGGTAAATCAAATCGCGTCCACTGGTCGCCATAATGTAACTTCTATGATTTATATTACACATTTACTAAGTGATTATAAACGTACAAGATTAGTTCTTATGGAAGCTACTCATTATGTATTATATCCTCAATCTACAGGCGCACATGCTTTAACATATATGTTAAAAACATATTTAGGTATGGATACAAAAGAAGCATTGGCATTACGTAAAGCTGGATCAAGATGGGTATGTATAAGAAAACATTATCCTCAAGTTCTTATTACAGAACATTCAGCTAAAATTATGGATTAATAATAAAATGAATAAACGACAAGAATATTATCAAAAAAACAGAGATGAAATATTAGAAAAAACTAAAAAATATAGATTAGAAAATCCAGAAAAATATAAAGAACAAAATTCAAGATCTTGTAGGAAATATTATGAAAAACATAGAGATGAAATAATAAAAAGAACTTCAGATTATTATTTTGAACATAGAGATGAAATAAGAAAACAAAGAAGTATTAAATATTTTTTAAATAAAAAAACAAAACCAATTGAAATTTCTAAAGGTGAACTTATTTCATTTGAATAAAAAGAGAAAAATGCTATTTATGTTTATATCTTATATAAATATAAATGGCAAGTATAAGACCTTATAAAAATGGATTTAGAGTTTATTCGGCTGGGAATATTCCTGTATCACGTAAATGCGTATCATTAGAAAGAGCTATTCAACAACGTAATGCTTTACTACCTTCAAATAAAAAATTACGTGCTTATTCATTAAGTAATTTTGATATTCATAAAATGATTCCTACTTTAAAAATTATTTCTTATCCTGATCTTTTAAAATATAGTCATATTGATGATGTCCTTGATGAAAAAGGTAGATTAATGATTCTATATTTAACTCAAGATAAATATACAGGTCATTGGATTTCTTTATTAAAAAAAGGTAATAAAATAGAATTTTTTGATCCTTATGGAAATTTAAAACCTGATGAAGAATCTAAATGGATATCTGATTCTAAATTAGAAGAATTTGGACAAGATACTCATTATTTAACAAAATTATTAAAAGAATCAGGATATAGAATTACTTATAGCAAAGTTCCATTTCAATCTGAAAATAAAGATATTGCTACTTGCGGAAGATGGACAACTGCAAGATTATATTTTAAACATCTTTCTTTACCTGAATTTACTCAAATGGTTCTTGATTCTGGTATGGCTCCAGATGACTTTGTAACTAATTTTACTTATAACTTAATAGGGAAATAATTCTTTTATATATGAAAATTACATAACGAAAATCTTTATTACCATAAAAACTATTTTCTACGTGAAAAAATAGGGTAAAAACGCGTCTAAAATTGAGCAGTTTATTACATTTTGTAAACATTTTATTCTTTTATATAAAAGAATTATTTAATTCTCTTATATAAAATAATTTAAATGGAATATAGAAATAAATAATCTTGATATAATAATATAAAACATGTCTAAAGGTGCCTTTAATTTTAATACCCAAGCAGTTAGTAGTTTCGAATTAGCGCGTCGTCAAGAATATAAATCTGAACCTGAATTTTTATATTATAATGCTCAAATTATTAATAATTCAACTGAAACTATAAGCAATCAAAAAGATCCTGTATTAGATTTTAAAGATTCACGTATTAAACCTATAGTTAAAAAAGTACATGATTATCATGTAACTGTAGAAAACTTTACTATTGATGGTGCTGGAAAGAACTTACCTCTTTTTATTCCTCAAATTCGTAAATTTAAAGGTAATTCTACAACTGAACTAAATAGAAATCCTAATGATACTATTTATGATATAACGTTTACTTGGACAAGTGGGGGTACTCAAGTAATACAATCAACAAGAACTGTACAATGGGAATCTGAAAATCTAGCAACGTGGGCATCCAAACCTTTACCTTATGGTGAATATGTAGGTCCTCAACCTGAAATTCCTTATTATTATTGCTATACTTATTCCCATTGGCTCAAATTAGTTAATGCTACATTAGCATGTGCATGGGAAGATGTTAAATTAGCTGCTGCTGCTAAATATCCTGGTGTAGATTTTGGAACAAAATGTCCTTTTTTTAAATATAATAATGAAAATAATTTATTTTCATTATGGCAAGATTCTAATACATGTGTAACTCCTTATGGTTCACCTGTAAGTACCGCTCCTTTTAGACCTACTAATGCTCCTAATCCCCTAGATGTATTTGGCCCTTCAACTGCTGAAGGTTATTCTCAAGGTGAATTTTCATTTGTAGGTTACAATACAAATTTTGAAGGATTATTTACAAATTTTCCTACGAAATATTATGGAAGTGGAACTCTTTTAAGTGAATCAGGAATTATAGTAAATAATCCTCTTGGTAATGAAAATTGTGGAGTATCAATTGATCCTGAAGTTGATACTGTTGTAGTATCAGAATATGATGGAACTGTTATGACAGTAACATGGGATGCTACTCCTAATCCTGTACCAAGTTCTAATTGGGCATTTGAATTACCTTTAGGAAGTACATCATCAGTAGCTGCTATTGCTAGTTCAACTGTATCATTTACTTTAACTGGAAATCCTGTAGCACAATATTTATATGCTCCTTTAAAAATTGAAGGTAGATCTTATAGTTCTACAGGTCCTACAGGCGTACAAACATCATCTTTCCAAGGAACTATCGTTTCTTACACTCAATCTACTGGAGCATTAGTAATTAATAATTTATCAAATATTACACCTGTTGGTGTAACTGGTGGTGTAACTGGAACAAATTGGAAATTTGAATTAGGTCCTTTAACTTCTTCTACTTCTGTAAAACCTACTGAAGGTGATCCTTTAACTTTAGCAGTAAATTTAGATCCTACTCAAACATTAGTTTATGAAGGAACTGCTGTAGATTTAATTAGTACTGGAGGAGAAACTCAAACTGTTTCAGGAAATGTTCTTTCTTATGAGTTATCACTTAATTATAATGGTGGTTTTACAGGAGCAGATCCTAATGTTGATGGATTTAAATATACATCTGCTTCTACTGGTCCTACAGGAAAATTTAATCCTTATGTAACTTTTAAAGCACAAGATGGTGTTTTCCAACCTGGTGATTTTGTAGAAGGATCTCAATCACAAGCAACTGGAAAAGTAATTCAAGTTTTAGCAGGTAATACAAATTTACCTAATACAATAAATATTAATAATTTGAATGGATCATTTAAAGTAGGTGATTTAGTAGGTTTATCTGAAGGCGCAGTTGCAGGTCTAGGAACTATTGTAGATATTTCAGGTCCTAATGAAGGTACTCCTGATGTTCAACCTATGATAAGATTAACTTTCTCAGGCCAAAAGAATCCTTTCCAAATTAATGATTTAATATACGTAGGTAATCCTGCTGCTCCTGCTGCTCTAGGTAGAATTACGGATATTATAGGAAACAATACTGGTTATGCTAGAGTAGGATTTAATGAACAAGATGGACAATTTGGACCATTAGAATATATTGTAAATGTAGACCAACTTGGAGGTGGTCAAGTTATTAGTATTGAAGGGGAAAATACTGGTTATGCTACTATAACATATATTAATGCTGAAATAGGAGGAGCGCCTTCTAAATTCATTGCTGGTGAATTTTTGACATATCAAATTGGTACAACAATTTATACATTTGCTCAAGTAATTATTGATAATACTGATGCTACTGACCCTACATATGGTAACCAAGGAAATATTACAGCAAGAATTTTAACTCCTTCTAGTTCCGACTTAAGTATTGCTCCTCCTCCTGCTACTGGTTCTCTATTTATTGGTTCTCAATCAGGAACTGAAGCCGATTTTGGAGGATTTAATTATCAAGGTTCTGGTTCATTAGTTCTTGGAAATGTAAATGGAAATCAATTTTTAGTAGGAAATAGAATTATAAGAATTAATGAAGAGTTTGTTTCAACTGCTTTAATAACAAATTTTAATTATATTGATGGTGGTCAATTAATAGTTGAAGTTCAACAAGGAAGTTTCCAATTGAATGATATTATTTATGGAGTTACACAAACTGCTCCTCAATTATATGCTGTTGATAATATTGATAATGCTCCTAATTGGATTAGTGGAGATGTATTAACATGGACTGGTGGAAATGGAACATTAGTTGAAAACCAAGGAGAATTTTTTGGGGCATCTTATTTATTAGTAAATAATGTTCAAGGAAGTCCTCCTATTCCTTATGACCCATACACAGGATTTCCAGGAACACCAATTACAAATACTAAAATAACAGTAAATCTCTTAGGAGTAACTGGTGTAACGGGAGGATTTTATGAAGGAGAATCAATTACAAATGTAACAACTGGTGGTTCGGCAGTAGTAAGTTATATAACTCCTGATACTAAAACATTAGCAATAGAAAATGTAGTTGGAACATTTAGTGCTGGTAATACTATCGAAGGAACCACTGGGTTCTCTGTTGTGTATGATGCTACTAGTTATGTGTGGGTTAATAGTTTAAATATGAGTACACCAGCATCATCTGCAGCATTTGATTCTGGAATGGTTGTAACTATACCTCACTTCGTACAAGGAACTATTGCAAATATTACAAATTCATATTTTGTATTAAATCCTTATCAAGGTGGTGGTGTAATTAGTACAGGTCAACCATGTACTACCCAAGTATCATCAACTGGAGTATTAAGGAGCTTCAGAATTATAAACAACCAAACCTCTAATTTTAATATTGGTGATAAATTAATATCAGATGGTGGAGCATATGGAACTGTAGATGGGATTCAAGTTGGTACTATTTTTCCTCGATCTTTTACTTTCATATATTTAATTAATTGCGGTGGTCCAGAATTCCATGCATTATACCAAATAACAAATCAAAGAACTAATTATATTTTTAATATTGACCCTTATTCAACGCAAACAATAACCCTACAAGTAACTGTAAATTCTTCTGAATTATTAAACACTCAAGCAACAGTATCATCATATACTCCTAATGGTCCTTCAACTGGATTATTTATTACTTCATCCAATTCTCAATCTAATGCCCAAGTTCAAACTGTATTTGTAGATGAACCTCCTAATATTGAAGATACAGTATTAACTGTTCAAAATATTACAGGCGATTTTCCTATTGGATCAGAAATTGTAGATTTAGAAACTGGAAGTGGCGCACAAGTAACACAAACTTCATTCCAAAATGGTTTGATGATTGTTCAACCTATTAATGGAACATTTGAAACAAGTGATAGAATGGTTGGTCCCGATGGATCAGCAAGATTTATTGAACAAATTCAACAAACTTTATCAGGTTTATCAGGTTCTACTGCTACAGGAACTGCTGCAATTAAAGAAGATGATGGAACATATTTAACTTTAGCAGATGCTGATGGAAGTTTTGTAAGTAATGGAACGTTTATAATTATAGGTCCTTATGGAACATCTTATGCTGGTGTAACTGGACTTATCTCACAAATTCCTAATTTCATAGTAGGTAAAGAAATATGGGCTTCAGGTGGAGTTCCTGGACCTAATTTTGCACAAGCTATTGTAGTTTCTGATACTGGATCAGCTGGATCAGCTGGAACAGTAGTAATAGGTAATGTTCAATCTGGATCAACATATGGATGGCGTAGTGGTGATTATATAAGACAATATTGGAATAATGATGGTACTACTTTAGGATCATATGTACAAGCAACTTTAAATGCTGAACAATATAATTTTAGATTAACTATACTTCCTAATTCTAGTGGTGTAACTGGAAATTCTTGGCAAATTAAACCTTCTATTGCAACATCATCCACATTAGCAACTCCTTCAGTAAATGGTCAATCAGTATTAGAAATGAATTTGAATGATAATGAAGTAGTATTTAATCCTGGTGATACATTAAAAGTAACTCAATATGAACCTATTTTACCTGTAGGACCTATATACTTACCTGAAAATGTAGTACAAGTTGATTTATCTGCTGGTAATGGTGTAGTTGAAACCTTAAAATCTATTTTCCCTTCATCACCTAATACTGGAGCAACTTATGTAGTATTAGTTCAAGATTATGAATCTACAAGTACCTTATGGTCTCCTATAGCATCGATTGTATTAACAACAGTACAAATTCCTGTTTTTGCAGAATTTTCTGGTCAACAAATAATATTAGGAACTTCAAATAATGGAAATCAAGGTAATGATACAACTGCTTCATTCCAACAAGCTTTACTCGAAACTCCTATTGATAATATTACTCCTCAAGTAGGATATAGAGGTATGCTCAAATATGAAAGAAAAACAGATGTATTTTCTGCATTAACATTATCAAATGATGACCTCTCACATTTAGATATTGGAATATCTTGGCGTAATCGTTTAACAAACACACTAATTCCTTTAACTTTATTTAATGGTGGTTCTACAAATGTTCGTTTATTGTTTAAAAAAATTTCTGAATAAAAATTATCTTTTATAAAGTATAAAAAAAAGAATGGCCGACGTCTCTAAATATTCTGTAGTTGACCCTCGTATTGTTCAACAAAAACCGAAATACGCTGTAGAAAAAGGTGCGCTATCTATTACGAATCAAACGTTTAGCGCTATTGCGAATAGTGCTTCTCAACAAACTTTCCAAGTTCAAGTTCCCTCAGAAAACATCTTCGTAGATCGTGCTGTAGATTGGGAAAACGAAGCTTCCGTAGTAGTAACTCTAACGTATGGATCAACTGGTGGCCTACCTGCTGGTGGAACTGGTGCTGGTCCTCTATTTACGCCTGGCACAGATTTCTCACTTGCTCCTTTCCCTATTACGCAATCTGTATCTACTCTACAATCAACGATTAACGATCAATCTCTAAGCATTAACATGGCGGACGTACTTCCTCAAGTTCTACGCCTTGCGGATCTATCCAAAACGCGCATGGTACGCACATGCCCTACTATGTTGGATCGTTATTATGATGTAAAATCTGCTGCTACGTATGCTAACTCTCCTGTAGGTGGTTGGGATAAAGCATTTGCAAGTGATGAAGTACCTAATGGTGCTTGGGATCTACTAGAATTCTATCCTCCTACTACGGGTGCTGGTTCTGGTGGTCCGATTGTAGTAGTGAATGGTCTTCCTTATCGTGGTGGAACTGGTGCTGCTGGTGGTGCTGGAACTCTAAAAGTTGGTGTACGATTCCGCACCGTTGAAAAACTAGTATTACCTCCGTTCATTTTCGCGGATGAACATCAACTATCTACTGGTTTATTCGGTGTACAAAACATGCAATTCACGATGAACTTTAACCAACCTGGTCGCTCTCTACGTATTGTTCCTGTAGAAAATAGAACTCCGACTGTAGAATGGGATTCTTCTGCTAATTCTAATGGTTCTCCCTTCTCTGTTGCTAAAATCCAAGTACAATTCCTAACGCCGTCTTTGGATGTACCTCTACCTGCGAAATCAATTGTGCCGTGGATGGAATTCCCTCGTTATATTTCACCTGTAACTTCTACTACAGTAAATAATGGTAGTGCTGATCTACAATCTCAAACGATTACTCTACCTCTAATTCCTGATCTTCTAATAATCTATGTAAAACCTCAATCATATAAATATCCTTCTGGATCACCTGTTGCTGGTCAACTTGATCCTACTCAATGCGATTGGTCTTTACCGATTTCAAAGCTTTCTTTGTCATTCGATAACTTTTCAGGTCTACTATCTAACCACACCCAAGAAGAACTATATAAGATGTCTGTAAATAATGGTTTAGTAATGGACTGGGATGAATGGTCTGGCTCTGCGTGGGCTGCTGGATCAAGAACTGCTCTTGTAGGTGGTCCTCTAGTTCTACGCCCTGGTCGTGATTTCGCACTTTCCACTGGACAAGCATGTGGATTAGTAGGCAACTATACTCTACAATATAACCTAACTGTCACTTCTCCTAAAGCTGCACAAGCACTTTCTACTAATGCTGGTGGTGTATCTATCTACACGGTAACGGCGAATAGCGGTTTCTTTGAAACGATTAAAGGATCTTCTCGTATCTTGCGTGGCGTAGTAACTGAACAAGATATTCTAGCTGCGCCTGTATCTGAACCTGCGCAATCCATGGAACGCATGGTAGGAGCGGCTAAATCTGCGCACGTAGGACTAAAGAAATCAGGTATGGGTGAATATGTTCGTTAAATTAAATCTATAAATAATTAATCTTTTAAAAAAATAAATAATCAAATTAGTGATTAAATAATCATTAATTTGATTTTCTCATATTAAATATAAAAATGCCGACGTATTCGGGGACAGCATCAATATCTGAAGGAGCAATAACAGTATATGTTCCATTACCTGGTGATGGATTTCCTGATGCTAATTATTCAGTTACAGTTAATGCTATGACATATGAAAATTCAGCATGTTGGGCAAATCAATTTACATCAACTGGATTTTATATTGGAAGTTATAGTGCTGGATCTTATCATTGGATAGCAACAAATCAAAATGGTTCTGAAGGTGGTGGAACTGGAAGTGGACCTACTGGACCTAAAGGTGCTACTGGAGATACTGGTGTTGGTATAACATTAGCATTAGTAAATGGATTAGGTAATTTAATTATAACTTATACTAATGGTTCAACTGCAAATGCTGGTTATGTAGTAGGGTCTACAGGTGAAACTGGACCTCAAGGACTTCAAGGACTTAAAGGTTCTACAGGTGAAACTGGTCCTGCTGGACAAAATTCTATAGTTCCTGGACCACAAGGACCTCAAGGACCTCAAGGTTCTACTGGTGAAACTGGACCTAATGGACCTGCTGGACCTGCTGGACCTGCTGGACCTGCTGGACCTAGTGGACCTAGTGGACCTAAAGGTGATAATTCTATAGTTCCTGGACCTGTTGGACCTGCTGGACCACAAGGACCACAAGGTTCTACTGGTGAAACTGGACCTAATGGACCTGCTGGACCTGTTGGACCTGTTGGACCACAAGGACCTCAAGGACTTCAAGGTGCTACTGGCGAAACTGGTGTAACTGGTGTAACTGGTGTTGGAATAACATTAGCATCAGTAAATGGATCAGGTGATTTAATTATAACTTATACTAACGGTTCAACTGCTAATGCTGGTTATGTTGTAGGTCCTGCTGGACCACAAGGTGCTACTGGCGAAACTGGTGTAACTGGTGTTGGTATAACATTAGCATCAGTAAATGAATCAGGTGATTTAATTATAACTTATACTAACGGTTCAACTGCTAATGCTGGTTATGTTGTAGGTCCTGCTGGACCACAAGGTTCTACTGGTGAAACTGGTGTTACAGGTGTTGGAATAACATTAGCATTAGTAAATGGATCAGGTGATTTAATTATAACTTATACTAATGGATTAACTGCTAATGCTGGTTATGTTGTAGGTCCTACTGGTGAAACTGGACCTCAAGGACTTCAAGGACTTAAAGGTTCTACAGGTGAAACTGGTCCTGCTGGACAAAATTCTATAGTTCCTGGACCACAAGGACCTCAAGGACCTCAAGGTGCTACTGGTGCTACTGGTGAAACTGGTGAAACTGGTGTTGGAATAACATTAGCATCAGTAAATGAATCAGGTAATTTAATTATAACTTATACTGATGGATTAACTGCTAATGCTGGTTATGTTGTAGGTCCTGCTGGACCACAAGGTGCTACTGGTGCTACTGGTGAAACTGGTGAAACTGGTGAAACTGGTGTAGGAATAACATTAGCATCAGTAAATGAATCAGGTGATTTAATTATAACTTATACTGATGGATTAACTGCTAATGCTGGTTATGTTGTAGGTCCTACTGGTGATACAGGATTTTTTGAATTTAATGGACCTACAGGAGCAATTTTGTATTATGATGGTTCTGAAGTAACTGGCAATACTGGATTAGTATATGATGGAAATTCTATATTAACAAATGAAACTTCTGGAAGTTATATTAATTTAAATGCTTCTAATAGTTTTGTTGATCCTCCTATTACTAATCAAGGAGATTTAGTAATTCATAATGGTACTAGTGGTAGTTTAATTTTTTCAAATATGGGTTCAATTTATTTTAATAGTGCAACATTAAATTTAGGTTCTTCTTCTCAAATAGTAGATTCTAATACAGTAGTTGGATCTGAAGGACAAGTTTTAGCTCTTAATGCAACTTTTAATCCTGTATGGACATCAATAAATACAGATGCTTCTACATGGTCAACTTTTGCTGCTACTCAACAAGTAGATCTTGCTGGTAATGATTTAATTGGTGTAACGTCAATTTCAGGACTTGGCGGTCTTCAAAATAATATAACTGCTATAGAAGATGAAAATGGTATTCAATATTTAACTTTGAATGATAAACAAATTGGTGGAATAGGTCCTATTGGATCTATACAATTAAGTGATGGACTAGGTGGATTTACTGGTTCTACTGGATTATATTGGGATTCAAATACATATACATTATATGGTGGTCCTAATGAAAATTATATTAAAATTGATAGAGCTGGTAGTATAGAAATTAATCCTGGATCAACTGGACAATTATATTTATTAAGTAATAATGACGTATTAGTATTAGATTCTGTAAATTCATATTTACAAGTAAATACAAATGGATCATTTGGTGCAACAGGACAAGTATTAACTTCTGATGGTTTAAATAATGTTGTATGGGATTATCCTACACAACCATCAGGTTATTATGGTAGTGGAGATATAGGTATAACATTATCTGTTGGTGGTCCTGGTTCTTCTGGAGGAACATTAATTGGAACAACTAGTATAACAACTGGAACAACTGGATATATAATGGGAAATGTAGTAGCGAATTTTATGAATAATAATAATACATATGATAATCTTATTAATATGTATACAATTATTAATGGAACTACAGGAAATGTAACAAGAAGTTCAATTATTAAATTTCAATCAAATACTCCTGGTTATGTAGCAATATCATTAATACAAAGAACAGATGCTAAAATAGCAGCTGGAACTTATGATGCTGATGTATATGCTTATATTGATAATGAAAATAATACAGATGTTATATGCGATCATATAGATATATCTTTATTAGGAAATTTATCATAATAATATAATAAATGAGATTATTAAGTATTAATGAAGCAAATAACAATAAACATAAATATATTGCTACATTTGAATTAGAACCTAATAAATATAAAAATGTTCC